CGACGATACGGTCCATATGGTCTCGACGTATCACCAGGCGGATCGCTCGGCGTCGCAGCACGCCGAGGGCATCCTCGAGACCATCGACAACTGTCCCTTTACGAGGGGGCGGCGGCCCGCGTCGATCTACTGCGACCCGTCGATGTTTGTCAAGCGGCGCCTGACGCCGATTAACGAACACTCGCCGGCGGATGTCTTCGCGGATGTGGGGTTGCACCTGACGCCGGCGAACAACGACAGGGTAGCGGGCTGGCGGGTTTGCCGGGATGCACTGCATCACCGGCGGTTCAAGACCTTCCGCGGCTGGACCGATCCCTGGTGGCAGGCGGTGCCGGCTTTGCCGCGGGACCGCAACAATGCGGAGGACGTAGACACCCATAGCGATGACCACATGGGCGATGCCTGGCGCTACGGCATGGTTCATATATACAAGCCCTACCGAGTAGAGAAACCCCAACTGGCGGGTACCGGCCAGGAGCTGATCAATGAGATGGCGGCGATGGTCCGAGGGGGCCAGGGTCGCTACGGAGGCAACGAACAATGAAAGCATTCAACGGCACGCCCCATAGCAACGGCGGACAGATCAAGACCAGCAGCGCGGTCAAGGACACGCCCAACAGCAAGCGCAAAGGGCCGGCGGCTACCATCGGCGGCAGCAAGCGAGGGGGCGGCAAGAAGAAATAGATACGCCGGGTTCGTTTGGCGGCGGACCCGTATCATGGCCTCGCAACAAGGATAGGAGTACAGATTGGCAACCCAGCGCCAGATAGACTTCTGGGAGGGCGAGATCGAGACGTGCCGCAAGTACATGAGCAAGCGGCACAAGGTCTGGCGGCGCCTCCTCGAGCAATACCGGATGAACTACGATATACCCGGCCTACCGGATGAGCGGGTTATCAAGATCAGCCGGTTCTATACGCTGGTGCGTCAGATCCTGGCGTCGGTCTCATTCAGTTACCCGCGGGTATGGCTGAAGGTCGAGAACGAGAGCTATGAGCGCCAGGCGGAGCTGCTGGAGCGGGCGGCCAATGCGGCGCTCGAGCTGATGAGTGCTAAGGACGAGATACGGCAGGCCACCTTCGACACGCTCTTCTGCGGGGTCGGGTGGCTCAAGGTAGGGTATAACCCTGCCGGCGACGACGCTATCGACCCGGCGTATGTGGCTAACGATACGATGCGGGACGACTTCCCCTATTGCCACCGGGTCGATCCGGTCAACATCTGCTTGGATCCGCTGACGCCGCCGCACCGCCTCGGCCATGCCCGATATATCATAGAGCAGATGTATGTGCCATACGAGTTCGTCAAGCGCGACGAGCGCTATGTCAACCGGCGCCAGATCAAGCCAATCTCTAAGGACGCCCAGGAGGCGGACGGCTTCATGGCGGGCTACGGCGAGGTCGATCTGCACGATGACCAGAAGAGCGCCGTGCGCGAGAGCAAGCAGGCGGGGGAGATGGTCCTCCTCTACGAGGTCCATGACCGGGTCCATCGCCGCCGGCTGACCTTTGCCGATGGGGTGCGCGATCCTATCGAGGATATCGACCACCCCATGTTGGAGCAGGAGCCGGTGATGGTGACGGATCCGCTTACGGGCGAGAATCTGCTTTCGGGCGAGTTCGAGCCTACGGGCGGCTACCTCTGTGACAGTGGGTTCCCCTATTTCGCACTGCGGTTCGACTTGGAGGCCGATACCTTCTGGCCGCTGCCGCCGCTGGCGTATGTCGAGGATACCCAGAACCTCCAGGTCGAGAGCATCTCGCGGCGAGCCGACAGCTTGAAGCGGTTCCAGCGTATTGTCTTGGGGAGCCGGCGGGAGCGGGAGGCCAACACCAACCTGGCCGATACGCTCGAGAACGCTACCGATGGCGAGATCGTCTGGGTGGACGATGTGCAGACCAGTTTCAAGGAGCTTCCTTTTGGGAGCCTGCCCCCGGACCAGCTCGGCCTCGAGGCGGATGCGCGGTTTATAGAGGAGCAGTCGCTTCAGGTCTCTCAGATGGCGATGGGGGGCGGTCCCAAGCGGACGGCTACCGAGGCTTCGCTGATCGCTTCCTACGGGCAGCTCAACCGGGAGTGGATGCAGCAGTCGGTGGCGGACGCCTATAGCTGGATCGTGCGTAGCGCCTTTCGGATGATGGCCGACGAGCGCTATCACCCGGAGGAGTTCGTGCTGAACGTGGCGGAGGAGGGCCAGGAGCCGATCTACGAAGCGATTATGAGTGATGTGTTTCGGACGGATTTCAAGGTGAGCGTCGAGGCGGGCTCTATGGCGCCGCTGGTCGAGCAGCTCGAGCGGGACGATGCCTTGCAGTTGTTTAACAACCTGATACAGTTGCCCGAGATAGACCGCTACCAGGCTATCAATACGCTCTTGAAGGCGCACCGGGTTAAGGATCCCGATAAGTTGTTCAAGGACTCGATGGATGCGGACGCTACGAAGGCGGCGCAGTTGGAGAACGTGGCTTACTTGCAGACGGGCGGCGATCCCGGCGTGGTTGAGGGCGAGGACCACCAGGTTCATGTAGAGGTACACGGCCAGCTCCTCAATCAGCTTATGCAGCAGATGGGGCAGGTGCAGCAGATGCCCGCGGTGGCGCCTATGCCGGGTGCCCCGGTGGCGCCGCAGCTACAGCAGCAGCAGCAGCTTCAGTTGGGTATCAACGCTACGCAAGCCCACATACAGGTGCATCAGCAGTGGATGGCGCAGGAGGCCCAGGCGATGGGTAGGGCGGCACCGCCGCCGCCGGGACCACCGGGGGGTGGAGGCACCGGCATACAGGGCGTGGTCCAGAGCAATGCCCAGCGGATAAGTGAACAGGTGAGCGCCCAGGCGGGCGAGGAGGCGCAGCGCGGATAGCCTTATGGCTACGAACCAGCCTGTCTATGATTTTACGGGTCGCCAAGATCCCGGTAAGAACCGGCGTCTACTGCAATTATTGATGGCCCAGCACCAGGCCGAGGCTATCCCGGCTTCGACGCGCCGCGATCCGGTTGCGCGGATGCCCGGATGGCTCGAGGAATGGCAGCAGCGCTATCCCTACCAGCCGGGGCGCCCTGAAATGGGGTTCGACCCCGAGGCGGCCCAGGCTAATATCCTGCCGGGGCTGATCGAGCGGGGCATGGATGTGAAGGGGATGGTGGAGGCGCCGGTAGAGACGGGCGTAGGGCTGGCCGAGTTGGCTAAGGGAGCATTGCAAGTGGCGGGGGCGGCGCCGGCAATAGCTATGGGGGGTAGGAGTACGCAGGAGGCGGCCAGGCGGCGCCTGTCGGACAACCCGGTGGCGCTGATGCTACAGGGTGGGATACGGGAGTTGCGGGATTTGGTGGGCGAGAAGGGCGTCCTGGGGGCGCTGGCGAGTATGGGTAATAGGCCGGTGGATGTGGCGGAGATGATGTTGGGTGTTGTTCCTGGGGGGGCGGTGCCGAAGGCGGCGAAGGCGGCGAAGGCGGCGAAGGCGGCGGTGACGCCTCCAATTCCAAGGTTGCAAGCCGGCACCCGTATCTCGACGCGGTACCCTACGGCCAGCAAAGCAGTCAACCCAAATATAGAGGACGGCATCAAAGACAATACTCTCCGCATTGATATGAAAACGATGGAGAAAGATCCGCGCCTTATGGAGGTACACGCCCAGCACATTCAGCAGTACCCCAACTATATGCCTGGGGTTGACCAGACGCCGCAGGGTGTAATCGCCACTATGCAACAGCAGGTCATTGATAATTTGCTTTGGTTGCACGATCAAGTGCCCGAGGGCATACGTAAACGGTCAAAGTTGTGGTATGACGGGGCTAACCGCATTGCCGGCGAGTTTGGGCAGCAGTTCGGGGTGACCCGGGAAGCGGCGGCGGCGGTGATTGCGTCGCAGAGTCCACAACGCGACTGGTTCCAAAATGTGCGCCTGGCCGAGCTGATCCTCGATGTTCACCAAAACCGGGGGGCGCACGTTTGGGATGGCGCAATGTCAGCAACGGCAGCGCGGATTTATAAAAAAAACGATTTCAAAGAGGGGTTGGCGCGGATCGTAGGTCGCCGGTATGATGAGTTAGAGCATTCTGTTGATAAGGCGATGTGGTTACGAGCGTACTCAGAGACGCACCATGCAAATGAGTTTCATATCATCGCGCCCGAAGGGGATCGTATGGGTTTGAAGGTGAACGTCAGCGATGGTCAACCAAGCAAGATAGGTTGGGGCTCCCTGGACGAGATTGCCAAAGCCGTCCGAGTATTGGACGACCCGACACCCGCGAGGATTGCCGAAGAGATGGGTGACGCGCACAAGGTGCGGAGCTTTTACAATAATATCATTGACCCCAATAGTGCCCACGGTGACGTGACGATGGATACACACGCTATCGCTGCGGCGTTACTACGACCTCTCTCGGGGAAGGCTACCGAAGTAGACCACAACCTGGGCGCTGGGGGCAGCAATTCTCTTTTGGGGATCAAGGGGTCGTATGCGATCTACGCTGACGCCTACCGCGAGGCAGCACGGCAGCGGGGGCTTTTGCCACGGGAGATGCAGAGCATAACGTGGGAAGCGATTCGGGGATTGTTCTCCGATGAGTTTAAGCGGACACCCGCGGCGGCACATTCGGGTATTTTAGCTGCACAGATCAAAGCCGGGTTGGCCGGCAAGCCCGATGCAATCGACAAAAGGACGGGTCTTCCCAAGATGACGCCTGAGAAGGCTCTTGAGCTGCTGTCGGGGAGCTTAGAGGCGGAATGGTATCGTTACAAACAAGGTTTGGTGCCGCTGGACGATCTGCGCCAGATCACGGTTGAACGTGCCGGCGGCTTTAGTCATCCCGATTGGGTGACACCTGCTGATCTGGGAGTTTTTCCGCCTGACCCACGCGAAGGCACTGGCCTATTGCGCCGCGCTGGACAGCAGCGCGTTCGCCAGCGCCGCGTCATCGGTGGCCAACGTAGGCGGTAGCGTCTCGTATAGTTCGTTGGGCAAGACATCGGCCAGGGTGATGTCATCGGGGACGCCATCGGGATAGTTGAACTCGAGATAGCTCTGGATGCTAATGGGCATACCCATCTGGATCATGTAGTCAAGCACCGGATCTTTAGAAGCGGCGCCTTCGACAAGCTGACGTTGAGGAACTTGGATAGGTTGAGTCACTGGGAAACCTCCTTTGGCCAACTATAAAGATACAAAAAAAGAGACGATAAGTCAAATAATCCAGTATTTGTAACTTATTGCAACACAGGGGTTTACAAATGCCTTTCAACGACTACGAATGCAAGTGCGGCAAGCGCTACGAAGACCAGTGGGCTACGAAAGCCTCATTGGTTAAGCGCTCGGTCAAGTGCGAGTGCGGCAAGCGGGCCGCGATGGTCTTCGATACGCCTCGCAACGGCATCCACTTCAGTCATAGCTCGATGTATGGGCAATGGAACCCGGCTTTTGGCGAGGTGGTCAAGGACTACAGCCACAAGCAGGCGCTGATGAAGAGGTATGACGTACACGAAGCCTCGGATGCGGATGGCGGCAGCCGCTGCCATATACCGAGTGACTACAGCGAAACCAAGGACGCCACGCCGCGGGAGCAAGACCCCGGCGCCTGGGGTAATGAGATCGACGCCCCGATGGACAACACCTTGAGTCAATAAGTGTAGTGCGGTCTGCTTGGCGGCAGACCTTAACCAAGAGCCTCGCACAACGATAGGAGTGTACCAAGGATGAGCGAAGTAGCTGAAGACCTCCAGACTACAGACGCAACACCCGTATCGTCCTCCGATGCAACAGGCGCCGTCCAGGTGGCCGGCGACCTGTTTGCTGCATCGGATTCGACTGATGTGGTCTCGTCTGATAGTGAGGAACCCTCTGATGTGTCCGCGTTTGATCCTGATAACGTAGATTGGCTACGTGTCAATCTCGATGACGTACCCGAGCAGTATCGTCCGCTCAAAGGCATAGCGCACAATATGCAGTCGCAGTTTACCCGGACCCAGCAGGATCTACGGGACCAGGAGCGCTCTGCCGGTGCTGCGGAGCAGCAGGCGCAGTCTCAACAAGCCCAGATCCAAACTCTTCAAGGCCAGTTGGCTGCTTACCAGCAGCAGTCCGCCCAGGCCGCCCCTGTCGATCAGTGGATGCAAAACCTCGGTGAGGAAGAGCAGCGCGGTATCGGCATTGTCGATTGGAGAGCGGAGGAGAAGGTAAACGCGGCGGTGGGTCCGTTGCTTGAGCGCTTAGAGGCGCTTGAGCAGCAGACAGCCACTACCAGCGGTTGGTTTCAGCAACAGAGTCACGATTACTATAATCAGCAGATCACTGAAGCTGAGGCGGCGTACTCGCCCGAGCAGGTCGAGCAATACCGCCCTTTGATTCTGGCTAATATCAACCAGATCAGCCCCGCCACCGGCCAGCCGTTCACGGTCAAGGAGGTGCTGGATACGTTTACGGGCACGACGGCACAGAACGCTGCGGAGGCACGTCAAAACGATGAGGCGGTGCGTAGGACGAGTAAGTCCCGCGCCCGTACGAGTACCTCAGCTACGCCCGCATCGGACGATAGCGGCCCGCTCTCGAAGGGGGAGCTTATGTCGGAGATGGGTAAGCTGGGGTTTGAGTAGTTCAAACCAGATGACGTAAGAGGAACCAACAATGGCAGCAGTTTCGCGTACAGACAGTTGGGATGCCGCTTGGACCCTGACTGCCGATACCCATAGAAAACGCCTGTCGGACAACATCTTCGACGCTTATCCCTTCTTGGATTTCATGTTTAAGAATGGTAACGTCGAGACCGAGAGCGGCGGGCGTATCATCCGAGAAGACTTGTTGTACGGCACGAATACGGCTGAGTTCTACTCAGGTTATGATGTACTCTCGACCAGTGCGGTGGACGGGGTGACCGCCGCTTTCTATAACTGGCGGTATGCCGCCGTGCCGATCACCATCAACCAGGAGGAGGAGATGCAGAACCGGCGCCGTGAGGACGCCGTGTCGCTGCTCCTGGCGAAGACCGAGCAGTCTATGCTTAGTCTCCGTGACCAGATCAACGCCTCGCTGTTCTCGAGCCAGAGTGGCAAGAGCTGCCTCGGCTTGCAGGACATCGTTGCCGATTCCTCCGGGACTACGTTGGCCGGCATCAACGCCACCAATGAGACCTGGTGGGAGAACAAGCGCGATACGACCAGCACCGATTTCGATAGCGTCAGCTCGAATATCTACGCTGGCCCGGAGCTGATGGGGACGTTGTTCAACAACAGCTCCGAAGGTAACGAGACGCCCAACTACCTGGTCTCGACGCTGACCTTCTACGGTCAGTATGAGAAGATCCTGGAAAGCACCGGCTACACGCGCTTCCAGGCCAACCAGGGTACGCCAGGGCTGAACGCGCAGAACGCTACGTTCCGCGGTATTCCGTTCACCTACGACAGGGATTGCCCGAGTGGTCATCTGTATATGCTGAACACGCGCTATCTCAAGCTGAAGATCATGGAAGGTCAGAACTTTGCGAAGTCGCCCTTCCGGCATAACACCAACCAGCTCGCCCGCGTCGCGTTCATCACCGTGGGCTTGCAGTTGATTACCAATAACAGACGCCGCCAGGGTGTATTGACGGCGTTAACCTAAACAACCTTGCCCGCAAGCCAATGCGGGTTCATACCCTGACCATAGGGGAAAGGCACCATTATAATGGCTAACAATTGGAACTTTGGCCCAGGCCATACCAATAACGGCAGCGTGGGCGTTGGTGGCAGCATCAACGGCGTCACGCAGAGTATCTATTCGGAGTCTTCGACGCAGTTGGCTCCGCTCGGCACTAAGCTCGAGTTCGATGACGGGCGCCTGTTCCGCTATACGAAGAGCGGGGCGGCTATCGCTATTGGATTGGTCTGCGCCAACGACTACAGCGATGGTCTGCTGGCAGAGACTGACAATTTCACCGTCAGCGCAACTGCGGGTGACCGCGAGTTCAGTATGACCGGCGGCGGGTCGGAATTTTCGACTACCGCTGAGTTTTATGCAGGCAGCTACATTGTTTTTACAGATGGCACTGGAGCCGGTGCGTATTATCGCATCAAAGACCATACGACTGCCTCAAGCGACAAGATTACCTTTTCGCTCTACGATAAGCTGGTTACAGCGCCTGCCGCGAGTACCGACATTATCATCGTCGGCAATCCTTACGGTAATACGCTCACGGCGGATGGTACTTCTATAGCTGTAGATTCGGATAGTTGGGCTATTGGAGTTTCGCCTATAGCTGTTACGTCTGGCTATTATTTCTGGATGCAGACCAGAGGTGTATGTTCTGTAAAAGCTGATTATGGTACTTCTGCTGCTTCTGTAATGTTGATGGGAATGGAGCTGGTTGTTAGTACATCTCACGATGGTCAAGTAGAAGTTAAACTTGATGCTCACGATGGACGCCAGACTATAGGAAATAATCTATCTCCCAGTGGAGATGACAACACTTTTATTCCTATGTTTTTAACGTGTGAGTAGCCTGGCGTACGATTGACATAGAGGCGGGTGGGGGCGCTTTGCGGCGTCCCTGCCGCTCTCTTGCAGTAATACGGGGTCTGTTTGGCGGCAGACCGATGATGTGCCTCGCAAAATGGATAGGAGGGCTCAATGGCCCAGAAGGCCCACCAACACGGTAACAAGGGGCAAGCCCGCACAACCGCGGCTACCCCAGCACCAGCAGCGGCCAGCACGGCCCTCGAGTCGAAAGCATCCGAGGGCAGCGCGACCAAAGAAGAGCTGACCCGCATCGTTCAGTTGTTCAAAGAGATGCCTACCCATTTCAAGGACGAGATCCGCAAGGAGCTGGGCGCCTCTGGCATAGTGCGCCAGAAGAAGCGCCACCGGGTAAGCAACGAGTCGGCGGCCAGCGTAGTCCATACGGTGGGGGATGTAATTCACCCTCCCGGCCATATAGCTACGGCGCCCGAATGGGTCTATGAGAAGGGGGAGGCGGTGACCGCCTCCTGGGAGAAGCGCTGGGAAGATGGTCGCCCTTTCATCACCGAGGGCAACTTGGCGTATGAGTATGATGAATACGAGTTCTCGGCGTCGGATATGGTGGGGGAGCTTGCTCCTACCGGGTAAGCGCCGATGACTAATTTAAACGCGATCAAGATGGCGCTGCGGCGCACCGGCCTCTCGCAGAACGCAACGACCTTCCAGAACAACGGGCGCGACTACCTCAACCTGGTGGTTAAAGATATATCGAGCCGGGCGACTTGGGGGTGGTTGTTCAAGTCATCGACGCTGACTACGGTGGCCGATCAGAAGGCGTATAGCCTGGCCAGCACGGTCCTCGAGCCGCTGATGTTTCGCAACAGCTCCCAGGACTACTCGATGATCATGGCGGGACCGGAGGAGATAGACCGGCGCGACCCAGATCAAAGCGAGTCGGGCGACCCTCGCATCGTCGTAGTCAGTGGCATCAATAGCTCTACAGGCTATTGGGAGGTCGAGCTGTTCCCTACGCCCTCGGCGGCGGATAAGACGATCAAGTATCGTTACTACTCGTTCGTTCCCGATTTCACCAGCAGCAACGACAGCGACAACTTGGAGATATACATACCCCTCTGGGTGCAGTCGGCGGTGGTCAGCGGCATTGCGGAGTACTACCTCCAGGAGAAAGGCGCTATTGACGATGCCGAGCGGGAGCGTCAGCGCAAAGAGGAGACGATAGCCTACGCCCTGCGCCGTAATGGCGGCGGTGATCGGCGTTATATCCTGCGCGGCGCCACCGGCAGCTCGGGCGTGAGTCCTTATAACGTCGGCGTGACCGAGGGCAGCCTGAGCTGATGCCGGTAGCGGGCAGTTCGATACGACATGGCCCTTGGACCGGCGGGGTGCAGTATAAGCTGCCGGTAGAGAGCCAGCGCACCGATACGCTCTTTGCGATGAGCAACTGTAAGGTTGGCCTCGCCGGCGAGGTGAAGAAGCGGCTCGGCTTCGCCAAGTACATCAGCACGGCGCTGTCTACTACGGACCTGACGGCGGTGGGCTACGCCCGGTTCTCGGCCTCTTCGGCGGCTACGTTCATCGTCTCCGGGACGGTCCTGTATGAGGATGTAGACGGCACCTGGACGGAGCGGATGCCCGCCAGTGGCGTGACCATCACGGCGGCCACCGACAACACATTCGAGTGGGTCAACGCCGGCGGCACCATCGTCCTGACTAACGGCGTCAACGGCCCTATCAAGTGGGCGGCGGCGTTGACCCACTCGAATGTGTTG